CCCAACCAGTAGCCATGGCTCCACTTGGGAGCAAGTAGTACCAGTAGCCGTCTGTGTGTTTGTGCCATGAGTTGGCCTTCATGTAGCCGTTGCTATCGAAGCAATACCAGATATTGTTGATCTTCTGCCATTTATCAGTTGGATATGAGCCATCTGCGTTGACATACCACCAACCAGTCGCATTCTTCTTCCAACCTTCTTGATTACCTTCTTTTGCAAGCATTTCTTGAACAGTTGAACCGAGCGACTGATAATGCTTGATTTTAGCAATCACATAGTCACGCAAGCTATCATTGTATCCACCGTGCAATTTCAAGGAACGAGCAGGGCATGAGGTGCTTGAAAACTCGTTATGAAACTTGATGTTTGAATAGTTCGGAGTATCACCATAATAAGTCATATCCTCGGCCATTTGGCGCAATACCATGTTTTCATTTTCGATAAACTCTGCATCTGATGCGCTTAACTGCTGGCATACTTCATAGCTAAGAGAGTTCATGTTAGCATCATAGTTCGCAGCGCTCCAGGTGCCATTGTAAGTATCTTCAACACGAGCGATTGCATCACGAGTGATGTAGTAATGAGCAAAGCCAAGCTCTGACTGTCCATTATCATATCGAGATTGCAACCAATTCACATAGCTTTCAGCACTCATAGAACCCGCATCATTGTGCATGATGTAATATTTTGGTTTTTCGGTTGGGCGAGAACCTGCAATTCCGTTGAAAATTGTATTATTGATGATTTTGACCATTATCTAATCCTTTCCATGCATCGTTCATTTGCTTCACAGCAGATTCAACGAATGTATCCAAATCTTTATCAGTCATGCCGATGTTGTATTTGTTAAGCTCAGCACGGATTTTGATTCGAGCTTGTTCTAGCTTCTCTTCACCTTTGTAGCCAGTTTCAGCTGATACCTGTTCCACTGCGTTGACGGCATTTTTGGCTAAAATCTCAATGATTTTGACGGATTGTTCGCCACCTTTTTTTACCAGGTATTCCTTGATTGATTTGACTGCGATACCAGCCAAAATAACAAGGATGCTGATTGCACCATTTGTAATGATTTCAGTAATTTGTTGCATGTGTTATTCTCCTTTGTTTTTATCATCATCTTTCTCGAGCAAGCGTTGAAATGCTTTCAGGATTGGCTGAAAAAGAGTGATATTTCCTTTTAGTTTGCGGTAATTTTCAATGAGTGATTGAAAAGTAAATGCGATGTATCCGAGATAGATCGAGTACAAGAATGCGAATCCTGTCTTCTCAGGTAAGAGTACGGACATTGGGATAAGGATCATTAGCAAGAGAACCCCTAAAATCTTACGAAGAAGCCCGTTGATGCCGATTTTGCTCTTATACTCGATATCGGGATTGGCGATAGCAGCAATCGTTCCTGTTAAAAAATCAATGATTTCCATTGAGACAATTAAAGCTAGAGCGTACAAGACCAGTCCGTCTTCGGTCTGGACAACGCTACGTAAAAAATTGAAAAATTCGATTTGCATATATCTCCTTTCTAGCGTGGTACTGCTTCAGTTTCAAGCTCACTGTTGTCTTTAGGTTCCTGTTTTGGTGGCTCCCACTTCCAAATGCCTAGCTTGCCGTTTCGTTCAAGGTCTACGAGCTCTTCAAGTGTTTGTCCTTGATAAGTAAATGGCTCATTCACTTGAACCATGACACGTTTCCCTTCCTGGAACTTCTCAATATGTCCAGGATTTTCAAGCGCAAAAATTTCTTGCGATTTGTAAGTTTTTCCACTTTGTCCGAGGTCAACTAATTCAAGACCACGTTTAAACAATGTAGGATCCAGCGGATGGTCGACATCGGTCACACGAACTAATACCGCCCAATCTGCTACTGCCTTAACTTCTGCAATTTTAGCATCTTTCTGCTCAAGTTTAACTTCGTATTCTTGCGCCTGTGTATGCAAGTCTTCTTGTAATTTCTTCACGCCGTCCGCTGGATTGAATTCAGTCGTTACTTGAGCAATCACTGCCTTAATCAAATCTTCATCTGATTCATTCATGTGATTGCCAATTAGAACACGGTCAAATGCCGTGTATGGTGCATCTTGTCGAATTGCAACGAATGTACGGTTGTTTTCTTGCAAATATTTGTTGATAACTTTAAATGCCATATTTTAATCTTCCTTTTCTAATTTATCTGCGATTTCATCAAATAGCTCTTTAAGAGCTTCATTTGCTTCTAATACCTTGTTAACTCGTGCTAGTTGCGTTTCTGCTTCTGCAACTTTTTCTTGTGCCTCTTCGTAAAAGACTTTGTATTTTGTAGCCTCAACGATAGCATTTGCAAGATTCTGCGAGATTTCGTTTACAAATTTATCTACTGTGTTCATGTTGTCCTTTCTAAATATTAGTTCTGTAATATCCAGGTGCTCCCAGACCATTGCGTTTCAAGTGATCTTCAATCCCTTTGAAATTCTTGTCAATTAAATTAAAGAGTTGAGCTAAAGATCTATCTTTGATGTAGACATCTAAAAGGCCATTGATTTCTCTCGTCCTAACATCTATCGACACGCCTTTTAATTTCTCTTGTCCGCTCAACAAAAAATCCATTGTTTGACCATAGAAGGTAATAGCAGCTCTCACTTTTTCATTGCTTCGGCCATTCCAAATCTGGATACCCGCTGATGTGTTATCCATTGCTTGCACCCCGTTCCGGTTACTCAACAATGCTGTATAAGATCCGTCAATATTATCAATTCTCCCTGCTCCAAATGTTAGATACTGAAGAGGTCTGCCTGGAAATTTATTTCTAATACCAACGCCTTCACTATTCATCTCAATCCAGCCAGTTTGTAAATCAAAATCAGTAACACCGTTCAATGATGATATTTTTCCGCCTTTGATATGCTCGCCTGTAAAATCAATAGATTGAATTTTGGTAATGGTCGCTTGTTTCGCAAACAACTCATTAATAAATGCCTGTTGCGATACTAACCTCTGAATGAATGCAGTATCAAATTTAACCTTTTCAGCTGTAACAGCTTCAGCTCCTAAAATATTGGTAGTGACTGAACCAGCTTCAAAGTTAGCAGTTTTGAGTTTATCAATCATGGCCGATTTGATGACTGCATTATCAATCAGAGTCTCTCCAGTAATATGAGTCAATTTCCCAACAAATCTGTTGTGGCCATTTGCACCTAAATTGATACCAGAAATCAAATCACCTGCGCTATTCAGATTTTTGATTGCAAATGAGCCAGCAAGTAGTGTCATCTGAGTCCGTACGGCTTCGGTTCCTTGTGCAACTTGGATAGCTCTTTTCTGTGCATCATTAGCGAGTTCTTTCGCTTCATTGCTAACCTTGTACGCATCATCGAACTGGCTTGGCTTGTATGGTCCAGTCTTTGAACCACGAACCAATATAGGCTCTTTGAATTCAATCCAGCCATTTTTAGCCAAGTAAATGTAAAATGGATAGTTTGCATCCTCACCAAAAGCAAAATCCTCTTGAACTGTGAAAGTCTTCTGAAATTCTTGCCACTCGTTTAGAGGTGGTCTATTCTTGCTAATGTCAGACGATAAAAGAATTTTGTTTAAACCGTGATTTTTAATATTGAAAGCAAAAGAACTATCAGGATATTCTCTGATACGATACTTAAATCCTAACGTGTAGGTTTCATCTCGATATATTTTCTTGACATAAATAGGAAGACTAAACCCAGACCAGTTATAACTGGTAAGACCCCGTGCCTTGATTGTGAAAATACCATTGTTAACAGAAATATCAGCTTTCGGGTTGTTGTTACCGACAAGTGTGTGCTTGTTCATTGTCATGGAATTGACAATCAAGTTGTTATCGTCTGTTACGTACTTTCCGACTTCCGTTTGGAAAATCTCGTTAGTCATAACCAAACGTGAAATCTTATCAGGCAAGCCTTGTTCTGTATTCCCTAAGATACGCTCATATAACTGACTTGTTTCCTTGACTCTTTGGAAGTCCGTCTGATTGACCTTGCCAGCCATTTGCGATGTGATACTTGCAAATTGACCGTCTACCGTCTGCTTATACTGAGCAATCTTTGTAGCAATATCATTGTTTGTCTGCGTGCTTATCGCACTAAACCGACGTTCAAGACCTCTCACATCCTCCTGATAAGTCGATTTACCTACATAGTCCCTTGTGACCAGATCACGGACTGCTGTCGCTTGTCGTGCGCTCTCTTCTCGAGTGTAACGCTGTAAAGCTTCCTGTCGTTGACCATCTTGACCAACATAGCTCTCGACTGCTGACATTTTAGCAGACAATCCTTCAGCTGTTTTCTGGAATTCTGTTTTTGCTAAAGTAATATCGCTTTTAGCTCCAGAAATCAAATTGTTCGTATCGGTTTTTAGTTTGGCGAATGTCTCAGTCAGACCAGCCACATCTTGTCTGACCTCTGATTTCGTCGCAAAGCCATTCATCTGCCCAGCCATGCGACTAAGAGATTCTGTGGTCATTCTACGATATTCTGAAGCTTGATTGGTCTCGCTTGTGACCGTCCGTTTCAAGGCATCCAGGTCACCCGAAATAGTCGTCTGTGCTCTTTCTGCCGTAACCTTGAACGTGTTTAAATTTTTGACGTTCTCGTCTGCGATTTTCTTCGCTTCTTTGGCTAAATCTTCGCTTGTGCCGGCCTTTTTTAATGCTTCGTTTGATTTGGCTTTAATTTCCTCAAATCCAGCTGGACTGAACTCTTGGAAACGCCTGTTGATTTCATCCGACAGAGTACGCTTGTTTTCTTCAGCTTTAGCTTTGGCAGCGTTAAGATCATCTTCAAATTGATTTTTGATTTCTTCAACTTTACGGCCAAAGGCAAGATCAGCATTTTTAATTTCTTTAGCTAACTTCGCTTCAAAAATTCCATCTAGATGTTGAGTTTCATTCTTAACAGCATCGCTTACCACATTACCGATTGCGCTTGCCAGACCTGACTTGAATTCACCAAAACCAATACTCTTCAATTTTTTAGCCATCGGTGAGTAGGTATATTTAGTGATTTTTTTCCTTACATCCAAATCGAATGTTTCATGGTAGATACCTACTACATCGAACATCTGGACAGGTACATCACTCTGACCTACAACATCAATCTCAATGCTATCTTCCATGAGGTCGCATAGACTAGTTAAGAAATACTGCCTGCCATACTCTCTAAGGCTTGCTTCATCCTTGACATCTTGGTCGTTGACTTCTACAACATCCTCATAAATCTGATTGTATTTATCAATAAACTGGCTATCGACAACCACCTTATAATGCTTATCATCAGCATTCTCTCCCTTGCCTTTAACAGTCGTCGTAAACGTAATACGTGTTTTTAAAGACTTGGTAGATGTCTTGTGCTGATAACTGGATAGGTTTTTCTTATACATAAAAAGCGATTCATTTTCTGAACCGCCATTTCTTAAGAGTCGAACCTGATAACCATGTCTGACTAAATCACCACCCCATTGACCAAGAATAGAGTGTTTATCCTTGGTCAAGACTTCCATAGCGTTCTTAGTATCAGTATTGAAGGTATGTCTATTATCAATATCTGAGAAGAATGAAAATGGATTATCACGAGTGATGCTTCCAGCAAATTGATTCAAAGCAGTTGAGCCAGTCGCTCTGTCAAGATTGATTGGATTAACGACATAGTGATTTAACAAGGTCATGACTTGATTGGCATAGACTTGAATATACCCATGTTGTTTCTCAACTTCAAAAATAACAAAGTCTTGCTCACCGTGTAGATCATCAGCTGATAAGAATGTTTCTTCTCTCAAGTGTTGCCATAACACATTGTTAGTAGGAAATTTGAATGTTAATTGATAGGTGCTATTTGCTTCTTGTGTGATGTTATCATCGTATGCTGCATTAAGAGGGATATTCCCTTCTGTTAAGTAAATCATACTAGATACCTCCAATTAGGACGAATAGTCACCTTACGTACATCTCCTGTATAGGTCACACCGTTAAGACCAACAGGGATTTCAAAGAACCCACCACGCTTTCTAAGAGTGTTCTCTACTTCCCCACTGGCATTAAAGATGTTCTGTTTCCCTTGTCTACAATCAATCGTAGCCTTACCAATGATTGACAAATACATGGTTTTTCTGCCAATAGTCAGTGATACATCTCCATTGCCCTCAATCTCGATGATAGGTTCTGAATAGACCGTACCGATATTCTCAATCGTTCCAGCGCTTGTTAATACGACTGGTTTGACATTCTTCGGATATCTGAATGGTTGCATGTCTAACTTAATTTCTAACTTCCAAGCATGATTTCCCAAAGGTTCAAAACTAGCAGTTATGAAATTAGCATAGACCAACGAACCAAGCTGATAGCTAAATTCTAAAATATTATCATTCGATTGAAATTTATCAAGAATATTTGAAATTTCAACCATTTTTTTAACGTGCAAAATGAAGGTTCTTTCGTAGCTAGCGAAAGAACCTTCTAATACACGATAACTGCCATTAACTCCGAACAGTTCAGTTTTTTTACCTTTAGGGCTTGCAGCTTCAATCTTTCCAAAATCTGTCACAACACAACCAGGAAGGATTGATGTATTAAAACCATTGATGATCATATAATTCATTAAATTCCCTCCCTTGCATATATTGCACCGTGTTGTTCATACGTTTTCATCGAAATAATGTCATTGTCTAGGTAGATATCTGACGATTTTTCAAATATCGCAGTAAGGATTTTCTCCATACTTGCTCTCAGAATCGCTATCTCAGACACTGTTTTACTCTCTTGTACTTCAAGCTGAGCTGAAGGCATGGCCAAACGAGCCTCAAGATTTTTGGTGACAGAGGCAGTTGAGTTCAGATCCAGGTTATCCCCTGAAAATACATCAGAGATTTCTCCAGCCATACCACCTACTGTTTCCTTAACACCTTTAAATCTTTCTTGCAGTCCTTGGTCTAAACCTTGCATGATTGCATTACCTGCAGGGATCAATAACTTACGGTCATATTCAATAGGACCTTTATGGTCTCGAATCCAATTTGCAATTCCACCAACAAAATTAGTAACTCCTTCCCAAGCAGATTTTAAACCACCTAAGAACCCATTAAGAATTGCCTTACCAGCTTCCCAAAGATTAATATTTTTAATGGAATTAAAGATATTGGTTACTTTGGTTACTAGATCACTAACGGCTTGTTTCATGTTATTCCATGCAGTCTGAGCACCGCTGACAAGCCCATTGATGAAACCAAGTACAAGTGATTTTAGTCCGGCCCATGCTGCGCTCGCTGTTGATTTGATATTTTCCCAGAGACTGGATAAGAAACTTACAAAGTTATTCCATAAGTTTTGAGCACCTTGAATCAATCCAGTAATTAGATTCGATACTGTAGATTTTATCCACTCCCAGGCCATAGATGCAGCCGTTTTGATAAATTCCCAAATTGTACTAAGAACATTAGAGAAGTTCTCAAAAACACCAGTAGCGTATCCAACGATAACATCCACAACTCCAGAAAAGTATGTCTTAATACCCTCCCAAATCAGAGAGATTCCATTTTTGATTCCTTCCCAAATCAGAGAAAGATCTACACCTAATTGATCAAAGTTTCCTGTAACTAGGTCAATGATAATCAAAATAGCACCCAAGAAAATCGATTTGATAAATTCCCAAGCGCCTTCAAAGATCATTTTAATCCCTTCCCAAACTTGAGTAAGACCATCTGAAATGTTGTTCCAGATATTCATGAATCCGTCAATGAACGGTTGAACAACCATCATGACAGCTGTAGTAATCAATGTCCAAGCCGTAGACGCGGCCTCCTTGATTGATTCCCATAAGTCAGAAAAGAATGTTACAACAGAATTCCACATCGCTTTTAAAGACTCAACGTAAGCATTCCATGTTGTAACAACTCCATCCCACAAAGTGCTAGCACCTTCAGAGATACCAGACCAAAGACCGACAAAGAAATCAGCAATCCCCTGCCAAGCCTGTTTGATCCAATCCACAAAAGAGGACCAAATCTTTTGACCAGTTTCTGTTTGTGTGAAGAACCATACAAGAGCAGCAGTCAATGCTGCCACTGCAGTTACAATTAAGCCAATCGGGTTTGCTGCTAATACTGCATTGAAAATACCAAATGCTCCACTTGCTCCCATAGTTGCAGCCGCATTTGCCGCCTCTGCGGTAGTGAGTGCTCCTGTTCTTACGAACTGAGCCAACATAAGACCATTCGTGATGGATAATGTCGCATTTCTGATTACTTCTATTCCTTTTATTACAGTCATTACTGCTTTGTATCCAGCCCATGCACTTGTAATTCCGACAACTGCCGATTTTAGAAGATCTAAAGCAATAGGTGAATCTTTCAGCCATTTAGTGAATTTACTAAAGTTTTCAGAGGCTTTGCGAATAAAATTTGTAACGGATTCAAATGCTGTTCCAAGAAGGTTTACTCCTTGCTCACCATCTTTAATTCCTAAAAGATCTCCAACAAAATCGCCGACAATCCCTATTACATCACCTATTGCAGAACCAATATTCTCAAAAGTAACTCGAATATTATCTGCGATGTTGACAATTTGAGTTGCAGTTTCCTCACTAAAACCAATCGTATTCAGAATATCAATGTTATCCTGCTTACTTAATGACCCAAAAATCATGTCAAAAAAGGTCTCAAAGATTCCTGTTACACGAGATAGTTGATCAAAAACTGCACTTCCAAAAGCATCCCCAAAAAGCTGAGAAGCAATCTGACTAATCCCTTCAGTCAAAACCAAGCCAAGGCCAGAAAAAATATTTCCAACCATTGGTAAAAAATTATCAAAGAGAAAGGTAGATGTTGTTTTAAGCAAAGCATGCAGAGAAGGTAGAATATTCTCCCCTAGCGCTAACTTTCCAAGTACATTCTGTGCAGATGCTTTCATGGATTCAAACGATCCGCTAAAAGTAGATGCTGCCTCTTTAGCTGTTGTCCCAGTGATGTCTAAATTCTCCTGGATAGCATGAATGGCGCTATAAACATCAGAAAGGTTGTTAATGTCGTACTTGACACCAGTCAACTTCTCTGCATCAGCCAATAGACGTTGCATTTCTTGCTTTGTACCACCGTAACCAAGCTTCAGGTTGTCCAACATGGTGTAGTTCTGCTTAGCAAAACCTTGATATGCCATCTGAATGCTCTCCATTGATGTACCCATCTTGTTCGCATTATCTGACATGTCAATCATGGCCATGTTAGCCGTTTCCGCAGCTTTATTAGTGTCACCACCAAGAGATTGCAAGAGGCTAGCTGAGAAGCCTGTCACATTTTCCATGTAGGCATTAGCTGACAAACCTGTTGTTTTGTAGGCCTCATTAGCATATCCCTTCACCTTGTCAGCAGAACCTTTGAATAGAGTTTCGATACCTCCAAGTGATTGCTGAAGCGCTGCACCTTCACTGATAGCAGCCGAAAAGGCCTTTCCAATTCCTGCTGCTGCAATAACCTTAGTCATAACGCTAACAAGACTAGAACCCATTGACTGCCCCGCACTTTGTCCTGCTGCGCTAGCCTCAGGATTGAGGAGTGATTGGATTTTACCAGTTATACCTCTGGCTGATGGTATCAATTGCACATAAGCCTGTGCTATTTCTGTCGCCACTAATCCTCACCTCCAATCTTTTCTAGAATTTGCTGACGATATTCTTCAAAGTCCTCACCAGAATCAAAGATCATCTCCTTACTTTCTTTAGCTTTAGTTTTACCTGCCAGCTCCTCTGCAACCATTAATGGTTTGTTGATTCCTTTCTGACCGTCTGTTGTTTTAAACCAAACAAGAGCAGAAAGCCTATCAAGCACGCCTGCAAGCAAAAAGG